CGGCCAAGAGGGCCCACGCCTTGGGACATAGGCGAAGGATCGCCCAGGTTCATACCCATGTCGGTAACGGCGGCACCCAGAAAGAGGTCATCAGAAAATTGAGGCATGTTGTCTTCTCCTTGAAAAGCTTGACAAATTAAAAATGGAAAGAAGGGGACCTAAGCCCCCTTCTTGTTCTGGTCTTTACAGACCAGGCGTACCGTAAACAGTGCGCCAGTCAGTCCAACCCGGAATGTAACGCTCGGTTGCCTTGTAGCGCATGGAGTCGGTTTCGAAATCACCTTCCATGCTCTTCTCAAGCTTGCGACGCATCATCAGCTGCAGGCCGACCTTAGCGTCTGTCTGCACCCACCAGGCGGTGGTTGAAGTCAAACGAGACAGGTTGGCTTGGCCGCCGTTGATCATGCCCATCGAGTTGATCGGGTTGATGTCGTTGTTGCCAGTGCCTGCGCGCAGGACGGACTTCAACAGCACTTCACCTTGGAACACGTTGCTTGGGCTGAGCACCAGCTTCTCAGGGGTCAAACGGATACGCTTACCATTGTTGTCAATGGCATTGCGGATCTGGATGAGCATCTGCTCAAGCGATGTCTGCGACAAGTTAGCAGCCGTGGTCAACACGTTGCTTGCGGTACCCGAAGCGATCGGATGGTTGCTAGCAACCAACGCCGTCGCCGCCTGCATACGCGCCGTTGAAGGCACGATTCAGGATGTTGGCGCACAGGGTTTCTTTCGTCTCAATCAGGGACTGAGCCAAGTGCTTGGCATAAGTCTGGCCGATAGAGATGTGGTCGCCGTCTTCCACCAGGACCTTGGTCAGGGCAAAAGCCAGACCGTAGACCTTGTAGACGTAACGTGCATTGAACAGGACGCCACCGGATTGGTAGGTCACTGGCATGCCGTCTGGCAACTCAGGGGCCGCTCCGAAACCGTACAGGACGGGTTCTTCGTGGTAGTTACGTGGGATACCGTTGCGCTCAGTGAAAACTTGTTTCCACTCATCAGCGCGCTGGTTGTACAAGCCATCGAACTCTTCGTTCAGAATGGGTTCGACGATGGACCGAAAGTCCGTACTTCGCATTGGGACAGCCATTTTTTAGCTCCTTAGTACGCGTTAATGGTTGCAACGTCCTGATGCTCAGAGATCTGAACTTGGACAATCGTATAAGCATCACCCCATGCGTTATCGGGACCGGGTGTGATACCGATCACGCGCATTTGGGCAGTGCCGCCTGAAGCCACAACTGAACCGGTGTCCAGCACAGCTTGGCTGAGACCCACGACGGTAGAACCGGCGGTGATCGAACCAAAGTTGTACTGGTTGCCGATGTTGCTAATGTTCACAGCGCCATTTGCTTGGATCTGATAAACGATAGCTGCGTCACGCGTAATATACGCGGTCACATCAGTTGCAGGGGTGTTCGCAAGGAACTTGTTGGACACGCGACGACGGCCATCGCCATCGGTGAATTCAACGCCCATGAAAGTGCCGACGAACGGATTGCCAACAGTGGCTGGAGTCACAACACCAGTGGACGTGTTAATCGCCACAGGTTGGTATTGCAACAGAGTCACTGCAGCATTGTCCGCCAGCGTAAAGGCTGCCGGGCGCACGAAACCACTTGCGTGGTAAACGGGCTGGAAGCCAAACGGTGTACTAGTAGTAGACATGTTTGCTTGATCCTAAAAGGAGAATTTGTGAATGATCAGCGCTCTTCAAATTGAGCCCGACCTGGACCTTCACGCAATGCAGAGATACCATCACCCTCGATCACACGTCCGCCTGCAGCTGATGCAGCTTCCTTGATGCCGTCCAAGATGGATGTAAGCTTCTCGTCCTCACGTGCAGGAGCATCATGGTGAGCTTCCTTCATGAATCGTGTATAGAGAGACATTGGCAACTTGAATGCGAGCATCTCGTTGACCCCAATAAACCCTTGCCATTCGCCTGTCTTGATGGTTACGTATTCCCAGCCAGGCACGTCTTCGGCTTTAATAGGTTGATAACCCAACCGGATCCGGTGTTGAATGGAGTCACGGGGGTTAGTGGTGGTCAGCCAGCATGTGTGAAAACTAGGGATCTTTGGTAGATCCGGTAGCGCGTCTTGGAAAAATTGAGATCTAAACATCTCAACACGATCTTCGTCGCTAATGGCACGGTCTTCAGTCACATTGCGGTCTGTGGCTCCACGTGATTGGCGGACAAGATCAGGTGATTTTTTCAATCGTTCGTCGTTCATTTGCTCACTCCTTTCAGCGAGATGAATTATTTTCACGGTCCCACTTTGCGTACTGCTTCAAATAGCGTTGACGCAAAACGGGGTCGTCCCAAACTCCAGCCTCGGTCATGGCCTGCTTTCGTTCTGGGGAAATGTATACTTCACGGCGTGAAGACTGCGGAGCCTGGTCCCTGCTGGAACCAACGGGCGGACCTCTACGCTGTCCGCGGCGATCGTCGTCCTGACTGTTGTCATTACCGCCTCCTTTAATCTCAGGAAGTCTACGGGCAACTCGCTTATCCAGCTCTTGCCAGTATTCCTCTGTTTTTGGATTATAGCCCGAGTCTACGAGAGCTTGATCTATCGCCAGCACGATCTTCGAGGCCTCGTCTTTGCCGTTGGCGTTGTACCAAGAATTCTTGGACACCCACTCTTGGGCAAAGCTTGCGACATCTGGATCTGGACCTGGTACTTGTACCTGCTGGGCCTGCTGATGCAGATCTTGAGCAACCTGGCTGTGCTGGTGCTTGTTGAACTGCAGCTGCTGGACCTTCTGCATGGCCTGGTCACGGATCCGCATAGCCTTGGCAGCATCCTCACCGTCACCGGCTTCAATTGCCCGGGACATGATTCTCTCAGCTGCCTTGACTTCTGCCATCGTGTCGGCAATACGATCATCGATGCTCGAGATTGTATTGGCTACCGTCGTCTTCTCAACGTTGAACATGCGCTTCTCAAGCGCCTCGTTCCGTTGCCTCAGGAAGTTGAGCTCGGTTTTATCCCGCTCAATTGCCTGTTTTCTACGCGCTGCGCGTTCTGATTTCTCTTCACGGCGCTTGCGTCGCAGTTCTTCGCGGTCTTCATTGTCTTCCGACAGACGCGCGTCGTCTTGATGGTCGTCGTCTTCGTCCTGGTCATCATCCTGTTTGGTGTTGACAGGTACAAACTCGACTTCCTGAGGCTTACCGCCCTTTTTATCCCCATCATCTTCGATGAGCATGTTTTCTCCAGCCATTGCCTGCTCCTTTCAGCAGTTAGATAAACGCCCTGATCGTGGTTGGATCTCCAGTAACCTTGGCAAGAATGTCAAGGTCATTGAACATCACAAATTCGATCTCCTCGTCGCCAGACTTCACAGTCCAACGATCGCCGCCGTATTTAGGTGCACGGACGTAGGCACCAACTTCACACCACGAACCTTCGGGCCAAGGTTCCATAGTGTTCCGATTCTTGTAAGCCAGTGAACCGATGGCCACAACTTTGGCAATCTGCGTGTTACTGGCTTCAATCTTCCTTGCTTCTTCTGGGATGTAAATACCGCCCGCCGTTTGGTTCTTGGCTTTGCGGACCTGGACAATCACGCGAGAGCCTAAGGGCTCATGACCGCAATCTACAACAGGAAAGGCCTCATCCAACGAGGCAAAGTTAAAGGACATGGGTGTTTCAAGTAGCATTCGCTTCTCCGTATGCTGGGGTTAAAGATCTCGACTATCATTCTCAATGTCACGATGAATCCGCTCAATCAACTGGATGGCGCGGTCAAGGCCTGCGTAGACGCCCTGACGTTTTCCATATTCGAAGCTGATGTCTTTGCCTTCTGCTGGCTGCACCTTGATGGCCTCTACGGCCAGTGCTTGCTGCTCGGCTCGGATCGTCGTGATGATTTTGGCTAACACTTAGCGGCGGCCGCCCATCACTGTGGAAATCAGGTCAGGACCTTTTCCACGCTGGCTGTTTGTACCGCCGTTGCCGCCGCCTTCGCCTGTGACCTTCTCGATCTTCATCTTAGGGAAGGCCTTGTAGTTTGCATCAGGCAAACCAGGGGTCGGCGAAGGATCGCTAGCGATCTTCTTGGCTTTTGGGTAGCCTTTACCCATGGCCATCTGCTTGTGTAGACTGATTGCTACCATAATTGCTCCTTACGAACGTGGGTTGGGGTTTATCCCGGTCCCTGTTGAGACCGCGATTCTTTCGCCTGTTGCAACCTCAAGGGCTGCAAGCTGCTTGGCTGTCTGGTTGTCCGACTCGTTCATCGTGAGTCGAGCTTGGATCTGGGCTTCCACGCGGGCATCTTCGGCTTGTTGACGCATTTGCTCCATCTGGAGTTGCACTTGCAGGGCTTCAATGCGGGCTTGGATGTCGGCTTGCTTGTCAGCACTGCGCTGCTGTATGTCAGCCTGTTTGAGCTGAGCGTCTTGCGCCAGTTTAGCTTGCTGAGTTTGAGCCGTGGCCTGATCCTTGGCTTGCTGATTCTGCAGTTGCTGCTGAGCGATTTGCACGCTTGGATCTTGTGGAGGAGGCGGCTGCATCTGCTTCAGGGTCTCAATAGCTTGCTCAATGATCTGAGGAATCTGACCAAAGGCCTCTTGGCTCTGCTTAGTGACGACTTGGCTGGTTGTGGCCAGCAGCTTGTCAAGCGACTGCTTCTCTTCCGTGGTTGCATCCTTTTGGATCTCGCCAATGTCTACCTGAGCCGCGTCAGAAGCCTCGTTGAAGATCTGCGTGGCGTACCAAAGAACCATGTGCTCCTTGATGTGGTCAAGCATCATGGGGATGAATGCTGGGCCAATGGCCTTGTTGTTGCCAAACATCGGATTGGTCAGGAAGTCCAAGTGGACCTGCAGGTGAGCCAAGTGGTCTTGCTCTGGGAAGGCCACAACTGGGCGGCGCATTGTCATTGCAATGTTCTCGTTGACAGCATTCAGCTCCAATGGCTTAGGAGCCGGCAGCAGCAAGTCTTTACCTTGAGGCACCTTTAAGCGCTCGAGGAACATCATCTCAACCTTGCGTACGTCGTACAGCTGAGGCATCTCCTTGGCACGCTGCATGACGGCCTGCACCTGAGCAAAGCGCTGGGCTTCGCTGAAGATGTTGGGGTCACTGACCGGGACCACATTCATTGGGCCATCGAAGTCGCTGCGCTTGACCAGCAGCTCGCCGGTCTCGTCAAACACCTCTTCTTCGGTCAAGTAGGTCTTGTTCAGGCGGAACAGCAACTTCAGCACACGGCCCATGGAGTCATGCAGACGAGCATGGATCGCTGAGAAGACCACCATGCCTTGCTCAATGCGAGCCAACGTCGTGCCGACTGGCGTGTTGGCATTGCTATCTGCCAGATCTTCAAAGGTAGTGCGAACTACGCTTTGGCTGGCATCAACCAAGAAGCCGAGCAAGGCGAACAAGACCTGTGATGGCGGGTTGTAAGGCATTGGCATGAGCATCTTGCGGATGTCATCCTGACCAAACGAACCTTCGATTTCCTTGACCTCGGTTGGGTCGACGCGATCTGTCTGACCGCCAGTCCCTGACTTGAGCTTCAGCAAGCCTGGGAAGTTGTTGATGTGGGCAGAATCAAGCAAAGCTCGCAAAGCACCTGTTGCAGCGGCACTTAGGCCGCCAATCATGTGAGTCAGGCCAATGGGATAAGCGCCGCGCCATGGCACAAACGGGAACTCGACCATCCATTGCATCTCTTGCTTGGTGTCGTCGTCTTCTTCCCAGTTACGGTAGATGGCCAGCACGTTTTGAGTGGCCTTGTCCAGGCTGATGATGTACGGAGCCAGGCCGTATTCGTCATCGAAGTCATGGACGATGTAGCACTCGTACACGGTCCGCAGTCCGTCGACGTTGTAGCTGTTGTCCTGACGGCCCTCAATCTTGTTGTTGGCAGTCTCGGCCTTGGACTCTTCGGGCGGCAGCGGGCTGACCATGAGGTCAACGTCCATATACATGCCAGACTCAATCCGCTTCTGATACTCAATGCGCGTGATGTACTGCACATGAGTCTTGCGCTCGGATGAGTAGAAGTTTGTTGCGGCAAAAGGCAGGTAGACGTCGTCAATCGCCACGAACTGAGGCACAGGCCGACGCTTGTTGGCGTCCCAGGTTATCTTGAGATACTGACCACCACCCAAAGGCAGCTGAGTGGACAGCTGCTCGAGCTCTGACCTGAACTCAGGCATCTGCTGAGTCATCTGCCAGTTCATGAACTTGACAAGGCGGTCAGCCTTTTCCTGCTTTTCAAGAGTGACTTCACCAACGATCTTGTCGCGAGCTGGTCCGTCAGGCGGGAACAGTTCCTTCATGACGCGGGCTGAGAAGTCCACGCAGCCCTGAGTCAGCATTGGGTGCACGACCTTGCTGGCTCCAGTGAACGATGCGCCACCCGGTGCGTCATCGCCAAGGCCAGTGCGACGCAGACCCTCTTCGTACTGCTCGTCGCGCTTCTTGCGGGCTTCTTTGTCCTTTTCCAGGATGTCGCAGAGCTCAGAGCCTAGGTTTGCCAGCTCCCAGCTTGGCATCGTCTCGGCCAGGTTGGCGTAGAACTCGGATTCGGCTGGTGTGGGTGAGTCATCAAGCGTGACCATCGCCCCACCGTCTTCAGTATCGCGGACAGTGGAGTCGTCCTCGACCTCGTACATCTCACCGTATTCTTGTTCGTTTTCAGCCATTCAATGCTCCGGTTAGATCGCGTAAGGGTTTACAAGCGGTTGCTTGATGTCCCGCTCAACTCTGTCTTCAGCTTTTCTGGTGACCGAGAGACTGTTACGGTCGGCAAGCAGCCTAAGTGCTTGAGTCGTGGAATCAACGTAGTCGTCATGCTTGATTGATCCTTCACCGTGAAAGCTGCATAGCTGAGAGATTAAAGGGTCAGCCCAAGAACGAGGGTTCCCAGGCCGCTTGTCGGATTCTACCACCCAGACAAAGCCGTGTGCAAATAAATGCGAGACCGCGTGCAGACGTTGCAGCTTATCCGCACGGCCCGGATTGTAAGGATACGCCAGGATGTCCTCACGAGCCAGCATTTGGCGCAGGCTGATGCCAGATCCCTTGTCCTCGATGATCATCAGGTCAGGTGATTTGCCGCCGAACATGGACTGTTTGGGACCAACCAAGGGCTTGATCATCGGCTTGGTGTCCTCGTCGCCATACCGGACTCGCCATTCCTTTTTGACCCGTTCGATCAAGGCGGGCAGGCCAAGGTGATCTTCCCAGCAGTCAAGCAGCAAGAAGGCAGGCTTCTTTTCGTGGCGGAAGACGCCCCAGACCGAGCTGGCCGTGGGGTCTGGGTCGTGGCTCTTGCGGTCAAGGGACTTCTCGGTGAAGGCCGTGTCAAGGCTCATGACGATGTATTCAAGAGCCGGCAAAGGTTTGTCTGCTGGCCAAAGTTTGAACCAGCTTCGCTTGATGATTCCGGTCTCTTCGGGGTCAATAACCTCTGCATGGATCTCTTGTCTTCCGAGCTGCGTGCCTTCGTACTGTGTGATCTCAGCAAGGAAGGACTTTGCAAGATTCGCGGCGTTGTCATACGTGGATCCCCGGGTGATGTGAATGCGACTGTTCTTCTTGGTTGCATCCTTGATGAGCTTCCTGACCAGCTCGATGGGCCGGGGAGTCGTGGTGATCACGACGCGGGGATCATCGCCCAGGCGTAAGCCGAACTTCATCATGTCCCAGGTCTCTTGGACGTATTGCCAAGCAGCCAGCTCATCGCACCAAACTCTGTGGAACTGGGGACCACGTAGACGGCTAGGTTCCTCAGCCGAGAAGCCTCGAATCGAGGACCCGTTCTTCAGGGTGATCTCACCGATGGACCGGTTGTAGTTCTCGATCAGGTAGCTGGGAACCACGTTCATGATCCCGGAGTCGCCCTCAAAGCACACGCCTCGGATGTCAGCGGACGTTGGCGCAATGACGCCGCAGCGGACGCCCGGGTTGTCTGCTGCATAGCCGCCAATGTCCTCGGCCCCTGTCCTAGTCTTGCCAAAACCGCGTCCTGCCAAGATCAGCCAAATGAGCCAGTCACCTTCGGGCGTCATCTGCTGGTCTCGGGCAGTGGCCTTCCACTTCAACTTCCAGGCTATGTGAGCAAGGTCCTCAAGCTCTAAGACCGCGAGGTTTGACTGGATCGTCGTCAGCTCGGCCTTGGAAAGGATCATTTGCCGCCAGCGTTCAGCTTGCCGATGAGATCGGTTATCTGCCCAACCAGCTCAAGCCGCGCTTCAATTGGCCCGCCGTCAGGACCGGTAATCTCGACCGACCGCTTCTTGGCGTGACCGTATTGAACCAGTTCCTTCATGCAATCCTTGCGGACCAAGAGGTCGTGGTTGGGATTAAAAGCCATCTCAGCCAGCGCCTCCAGAGGATCTCCGTGCTTCTGGACGATGCGGTCGAAGATCTCTTGGCGCTCAACGTTGCGCTTGTTGACGCTGCCTTTGGGCCGGCCGGCACCAGGGGTCTTCTCACCTTTCTTGAAAGCCATACACAGCACTCCTTGCATTTTCCTTCTTTTATTCTAATACGGACTGCGCAACCACGTAAACCAGCGGCTCAAAAACGCTATAGAGTGTTTTTTTAGGCTAAATAGAGTGTATCAATACAACTAACTAACTATTCTTTAATCGCTCGTTCGTCTCTAAATCTCGCGTCTGCAAAAAGGTTGTATCAATACACTCTGTTTTGGCTCTAGAAATCATCTATAGGGATTTTGGATTCGTCTGGTATTGGTACTAGCCCCTGTCTTAGCATAACTTGCACAGAATGCTGTATAATCCAACCTCTAACCATTAGAAAGGAGAAAGCACGTGACTTTAGAAGACTTGAACCAAATAAAGAGCCTCATTGGCGGCCTTCGATTCATGCAAGCAGCTAACCTTGTTGAGTCTGGATTAAACGAGAACAAGCAGGCAATCGCTTATATGAGCAACTTGGCCCGTCTTTCACGGGTTGTAGAACAAGAAATCAAGGAGAAAACACCATGAGCAGACCTATTGAAGCAACATCGCCCTTGGACCTCGACACGGTCAAGATCATCGTCTGGGCCAGTGAGTACGGAACAGGGCAAGCGAACATCAGCCGTCTGTACGACAAGGAGGCAGCTGACGGCTTGGACCTTAGCCGAGGTACCTTCTTCAACGCCGTCAAGGGCCGGAAGGTCACGCAGCACGTGATTGACAAGGTCGATGAGTTGATCGCCATTAGGGGTTGGCGGGCCAAGTGGCTGGAGCATTGCCGTGAAGAGCACAAGAAGCGGGTCATCAGAGCCTTCGAGAGTCCTGCCGCTTACTGCTCCGTCTGCGGTCACGGTTGCCCCAATTGCGGGAAGCCTAGGTCCGAGCCGCGTCGGAAGGCCGTCTTCGGTTACCTCAAGATGGATCCGACGGACCTCGGCTGCAAGGTACGAGACCACGAAGAATAAAAAAAGAGGACCGTGAGGTCCTCTTAAAGTTTTGGCTACCGGCAACTGCTGTTTCCCCGGTAGTTTATTCTAAGTCCTTTTTGAGTCCGTTTAGGGCTACGCGCAACTTATGGACTTCTTCCAGGATAGCATCCAGGTCCTTTTTCTTCACAATGACATAGTCATCTAAGGCTTTCCCAGTTTGAAGGCTCTGGGACTCATCTGGTAAGCCCAGGACACGTCTTACCCATGGCTTCATAGTGACGATCCTTTCTTGGCACACGGCCAAGTCTTGCTCATGAAGTAGACGATGATCGATTCGGCGGGCAAGTGCCTGACTGCCGGATTGTTCTCAAGGTAGTTCTTGGTCATGTCGGTCAGTTGCCCCAGTGTCATAGATCCCGGGGAGCAAAAGTTAACGCCGATGTTGGAGTCATAGACCCCCGCCACATAGCCGTGGCCCATGCCCCAGTCAACGTGGTTGCTGCTGACCTCCGCCTTCTTTAAGATGTCTAGCATCTTGTTGCCTGAAAACATCTGGGCCTGGGCAGGAAGGGCCAGCAGGGCGGATAAAAATAGCGCGTACTTCATGGTTTTTTCTCCTTAATTGGGCGGCCCCGTTTCTTGGGCGGTGACACTCGTTCTTCCGTTGAAAATGTGTGCTCGTTGGCGCACTTCCTTCTGCGAACTACAAGGTCTTTGGTGCTTTTTGTGTTCTCAACCGTTGTCCAAGCTTCGCAGATAGGACACTTCATGTGTTCTTCTCCTTGAGTTTGGCTGCAGCACGTCTCATTGCTCGTTCAGGAATGGTGTCCCAACAATCTGCTAACTCTTGACTTGTCAAACCTACCCACGGGCGCTCCTTGAGTTTGGCTTCGACGGCTTGGGCAAACCGCTGTTTTGTTCCTTTATTTGGGCCTGCTACATCTAAAAATATTTTGTCAATCTCATCTTCCGTCAGCCCTACCCACGGGCGCTGTTGTGGGGTGGTATAGAGGGGCCGAACTTCAGCGTGTGAGCCTTTGAGATACGCCATGTATTCAGCCTCCTCTTTGGAGAAAAACATGTCGTGCAAATTGCCTTCAAATACCCCCCACGCCACAGGTTCCTGCGCTGGCTGTGCCAAGGCTTCTTTGATTGCGTCAATTACTTCGGGACACCAGACGGTTATCGCTTCAACAGTTCCATCATCGTGGTCAGTACAACCACCTTGTAATTGTTCCAGCGCCTCCAACGCCAGCTTCAGTGCTTCTCTGTCAGTCATGTGTTTTCTCCGTTGAGTGAAAGCCGTTTACGGCTTTTAGTTTGGCTTCGATGGCATCTGCATAGTCAAAGTCGATGTTTGCATTTCCTCCCATCCTGCATTTCAAACCAAGTTGCCTACCAATAGTCAGCACCTCGTCTTGTGTCAGCCCTACCCACAGGCGTTGCTCACGCTCATCAGCACGGATAAGGTCAGCGAACTTTTCAGCTGTATAAATGTCGAAATCGTACGCCCATTCTTTTTGGGTAGCTTGTCGGTACAACGTTTTGTCGCGTTCGTTCATGTTTTGTTCCTTGCTCGAATGGCGGTGGCAAACCTGTGCCCAGTTGGCGTCCAATTCCCATCTTTCTTTAGCACTTCATCACACACTTTTGCACACGCTTTACGCTCTGCTGCTGCGACAAGGGCGGCAAAGCGTTGCATGTAAGGGCTAATCTCCCACCCCTCGACACAGATCATGTTTTCAATGATCTTGAACCCAGCCTCCCGCGCCATGCGGAGGATGTCTTCTTGTTTCATGTCATCCACCCCTGCGTAATTGAACACCAGTACACGCGCTGGCTGTTGTTGAGGTAATGGCCCGCCACAATCATGTCCAGCGGGTCGCCCAGTTCGTAGTGGCATTCATCCTTAAACGCCATCAGTTGCTCGTCGTGGTCTAGCTCGACAGTAACTCGGCGGCGGCGCTTCAATGTGGCAATTTCATCTTTGATGACTTTCATGCTGCCTCCTTAGGCTCTTCAGCAAGCAAGTAGGCCTTGAGCCGCTTGATGCGGTTTTTGTTGTACGTCACAGCTGCTTGTGCATATTCAACCCCGGTCTCTGCCTTGAGCAGTGACATCTCGGCTTCGGCAAGCTCGGCGGCTGCTGCCTGAGCAGGCGTCACGGCCTTATTCATGCGGCGGATCTCAGCCCATAGTTGATTAAGTAGTTGCTTCATACAAGTAAACTCCACAGCCAAAAGCCAGTGAAAAACAGCAAGATGCAAACAATGGCAAGAGCCGCCAGGATTGCAGTGATCATGACTGTGCCCACAGTCTGCCAGGCGTCTGGCACGGGCTCAATGTCGTCGTTCATTATTCTTCCTCAGGTAGTTCATCTAACAATTCGGCCTCGCAGCAGTCACTAACATCCACAAGCCGGATGTCCACGCCGAGAGCCCCCCAATACTCATATTGCCCTATGCCTTCGTCCACGGTTACGACATTGCATTCCTTGAGGCAGCAAGCGCAGTAACTAGAATGGTGGTGGCTCATTTGGTTTGCTCCTTACGGTTCCAATCCCCAACCAAGCTTTTTCCGCCGCCAATGCCTGAAGGTCTATCTTCTCGCCGGCCCGTGTCGCCGCAAAGTACATCGACAACGGATTTGCTTCGCAGCAAGGAGACCCAAGTCGGTGCGGGTGATGATAGCCTGAGCACACGCATGGCTTCTTGTGGCCGCTGGCCTTCATGTGAGCCACCAGGCTCGCAAGGGTCGCCCTTCTGGTTCTGCATACAGGGCACCTGCGCATCATGGCTTTAAGAACACGCACTCATTCTTATGAGTCTTGCCCTTGGAGTCCACGTACGTCTCGCCGCAGCCAACTGCCCAGTCAATGAGTATGGCGGCAAAGAAGGC